TCTGGTATCCAACGCGCATAGCGGCTCTTGTGTATAAACTGTTGGTACTGATCCATTATTCTTCCTCTAAGTTAATGCTGTCTAATTCTACTTCATTAGATAGCTGATTTAAATACCACATAGCCTTGTCTATATCCTGCTTGGGGTTGCCCTTGTACTGATAACGCCACAGGTACTTTAGGACATTGCCTTTTAGATAACCTCTGTAAGACTCAGAAGACATAGACTCTTCTATTGCCATTATACATTCTATGTTGCCTGTGTTGTAGTGCGAAGGTCTGTTAATTAAATCTTCTTTTTCTTCCTGCTCTTGAGCTACTAGCTTTTTATAGACTTCTGAATATGTCTTATCGTCATCCCAATCAAGCTCCGTAGTGCAATCATCTAAGCTAATCTCTTCTGCCTCTTCCTCCGCAGGTGTTGCCCAAGCTTCTAAGCCTACTTCAGCAAACTGTTCCCACGCTGCTTGTCTTCCTTTCTCTGTCTCCATGTCGTGAGAGATGTTGCTACGTGCTGCTCTGTCCCACTCGCTAGGAGCCACATCATTTAGTTTCTTGTTCATAAGGCATCTCGTTAGTTAGGTTTTTGTTTTCTTTGCGTCTAGTTTCTTTTAACTTGGAAGAACCTTGTATCTTTTTAAACTTCTTCTTCCTGAGAAAACTATCGCGCCTCTCATCTTTGCGGTTGGATTCGTCCATCAGTCGAAAGTCTCTTTGTTTTTCACATTGATCCAACTGTCTGGGATACTGTCCTCGCTAAACCACCTAAAGTTATTCTTACTTGCCCACTCACCGTGGCTTCTTTTAGTTCCGTCCTTGCGCCTTGTGGCTTGAGGCATTGGTGCGCTTGGATTAGCAAACAGAAAGACTAGCTCCGTGTCTTCAGGTAATACCTTGCTTATCCAGATGTACTTGTTGTACTCCGCGTAATCCCAAAACCGTCCCTTGGCTTCAAGTAAAATCTTCTTGCCGTCAATCTCGCGCAAGAAGTCTGGGTGATAATTATGATCAATGGTATACGAAACCTTGTCAGTATGGAAGCTCCAATTATCTAGGATGCCTGTATGTAACTCGTACTCCCAGTTAGAATCGTAGCCCTCAACAAGATTAGGAGTCTTAGGCCGCACTGCTCTAGGTTTACGGTGTCCCTTTTTAACGTAAGTCAATGGATCTGTGCCTCCCGCCTTTCTAACTCTGCGTCTATGAGGAGCCGAAAGTCTTTAAGGAACTGACTATCTATGTCAGTAACAGAACCAGAGGTACTGTGAAGAAAGCTACCTACATTAATAATCATATCCTCAATAGTAATTATCTCCTCTTCCATTGTATATCCTCCAAAGTAATTGTTTCGATAGAGAGCTTTGGAGAGTCACGCAAGAGTTGTTTGATTGTCTTGGCGATCCACTTAGGATGATAGGCGTTTAAAAACATTGTGCGTCCCGCCATGTAGTGTGTTTGTTCAGGCATGAAAGACATGTAGTTTTTTACATTGATCTTACTGCTCTCTTCTTTGTCTAACAAAGAACCAAACCACTCAACAATGATAGCGGCTGACTGAGACTTAATGCGTTTAGACTTCTTCCTGTTCATAGTAGTTCCTCTACTTTTGGCTCGACCACAACTGTTGTCAAGTATGTTAATCCATTAGAGTATCTAAAGGTTCTTAACCCATCACCATCATTAGCATCTTGATGGCACTGATACTTATACTTACACCAACTACAACCCTTCGGCAGCTTTATGTTTCCTTTCTTGCCGTCTGCTACTAGATCATAGCAAAGAGCAGGAGGTGTGTCTAGTTTAAGAGAAGGAACAAGCTTGCTGATTGTTGACTTAATGTTTGGCTTATCTAGATCGTCAGGCACGTACATGCACAACTCACCGCTCTCTTTGTTCAACACCAAGAAGCCACCCTTATCCGTGCCTTCTGCTTCTTCATACCCTGCAAGCTGACCCATGTAACCAAACGGATCGTCTTGTGCCAAGCGACCTTCCCTGAACTTGTTGAATGCAAAGCGCGAAGCAGTCTTAACATCGACAACCTCGCCATTGATCTTGCAGTCCATGTGTCCAACGATCCCGTCAACTGTAACTTCTTTCTGCTCGTCTGTTACTTTGTGTCCGGCCATGCGTACAAGCATCAACACAATCTCTTCAAGCAAGTGACCGTACAGAAACTTGATCTGTGTTGCACCATCAATACCACCACGGCCCTTCTCGTCACGCTTCTCGTACCACAACTGGCGAGATGGCTTCCCAATGTTAGACATACGCAGAGTGAAGTCTCTGTTACGTTCTCTGGGTGTTGCCCAAGACATTAAAGCTACCTTCATGTCAGCTACTGTCTTATCTATCTCAGCTTCAGTTAGAGGCAGAGGTATGCCATCTGATAAAGATTCTAAGTGTTTGTAGATGTCGGGTACTAGTGTATTTAATTCCATCGTGATTTTCCTGTTCGTGGTTTGCAGTTCTATGCGCTATAAAGTGTAATAATTCTACAGTTTTTAGCGCATATTAATGTTGTTGGATAACAGATTTTATATTAGTGAGCGATCCTCGAAACCACTCGCCTCGACTTTCTATTTTTTGTTCAGCTAATTTAGTGTGTATGTTCTGTTCAGCTTTTCTTCTATCTGTAAAATACTTACAGTATTCTACCTTATAATCTCTAAAAGGGGAAGAGGTCTGATACCCTGCACACCTATCGTATGCATCTAGAGCCATGCCAACCTTGAACCAACCTTCCCATGCAGGATTAGACATAGCATACACATAGCCTTCTTCAACACTAGAGTAGTTATTTAAAGATGCGAATGCAGCACCCTCTAAAGTTTTGTATCTACCCGCAGTATGTACAGGATCATACTTTGAAATTTCTTTGCCATTAACATACATGCGCTTGGCATCTCTAGCCTTCACCGCTTTAGGATTATCTTTGTAGTAGTAGGGCTTCCCTGTGCGTGGATTAATTTTTGTTTCAGTCTTAATGAGTCTCACTCCAGTTGTTTCCGACATTATAATCTCCGTCTAAAGGACAATTAAGTTTAAGGGTTAGACCTGCTTCAACAATTGCTTTGACACCTAGCTTACCGACAGCATCGGCATGGTCTTCTCTGACTTCTATCTGCCACTCATCGTGGACGTTGGCTACAAACTTAGCGTCTAGTCCATTCTTTGTGATCATCTCTTGTAGAAATATAAGTGCTTGCTTCATCACGATTGCTCCGGCTCCTTGCAACAAAGTATTCAGGGCGGCGTGTTCTGAGCGAACAGTCAAGCGTCTACCGTCTAGTGCTTTAATGAATCCGCTTTTTGCTTCTCTTTGAACTCTGCTTGTAAGAGTCTTAAATGATGGGAGGTTATCAAAAAAGCGTTGTCTAAGTCCTTTACCACCTTCTCTGCCTCTGTTAGCCACAGACCCAAGCTTAACATCTCCGGCTCCATACAGTAATGCATAGATGAAAGTTTTAGCCTGATTTCTTGACTCAAGTCCCGCAAGCTTTTGATTTGTGGTGTGTATATCTCCGTTAAGGATTTCATTTGTGTACCCCTCGTCATTTAAATAGTGTGCAAGCATCCGCAGTTCTAAGCCAGAAGCATCAATGCCTACTAGCTTGTAGCCTTTCGGTACTGTCCAACAAGACCTGCACTCCTCACCATATGGCGAGGTACTGCTTGGAATTTGAGCCATGTTAGGATGAGAGTGCGTCATGCGAGATGTCACTGCACCATTAGGATTAACATAGCCGTGGACTCTGCCAGTGTCATCGTTAAGTTCCTTAATCCAACTCTTAGTCTGAGCCAAACGCTTCTGCACCATCAGATACTTAGCAATCAATGCAGCTTGTGGAATGTTCTTAACTTTATTTAAAGCTGCCTCATCAACGATTGGTTGTCCAGTAGGCGTAAACTTCTGAGGCTTCCAACCAAAACGAATTAGGTACTCGCCAATCTGCTTGCGTGATCCTAAGTTAAAAGGCGTTTCAGTTTTACGAGCAATGGCTCTAGAGTTTATGTCTAGTACTATGCGCTTATGCTCCTCATCAGTCAGCCTAGTACCCTTGCCGTGTTGATCTGTGGCTGTCTTAGCTACTGCACCTGTGGCTGTAAACTTTGGTGACAGTATCTGAGTAGTCACAACAGGCCGGAACTCTTCTTGAACCTCTGCCTCCAGATCATATAGCTTAGTTTCAAACATAGCCATCAAGCCCATAACTTTCTTAACGTCTAACAAGAACCCCGTAGTTCGTTGCTCATCAACGATCTTAGCGACTGCATGTTCTATCTGTACTGACTGAGGCGTGAAGCCCTTGCTCTCCTGACGAAGAGCGACATAGACCTTGTAGTTAAGCAACACATCGTTCTTACAGTACTCTAGCATCTCAGGGGTGTAGTGTTCCCAAGCATCTTCAGCTTCCCCGTAGTCACCTTTAACAAAACCCAAGCGATATCCCCAACCTTCTAAGCCGTGGTTACCTTCGCGGGTTGGTTTAAAGAGCCTTGATAGTACCAAGGTATCAACGATCTTCTTGTCGAATAAGTCTAGTCCTCCAATCCTTTTAATTACAGGGAGATCATAGCCCAAGATGTTGTGACCGATCAGCTTGGTAGCAGACTTTAAAAGATCATAGCCTGCATCTAGCTGAGTGTTATCAAACATGTGAACCTTCTTGGTGTCTACATCTAAGGCCACGATGCAAAAGACCTTGTCGGGTTCAAGGCCATTAGCCTCAATATCAAATACAAAGTTACTCATGCGCGTAGTACTCCTTTAGGTGCAACTCTAAACCTTTATCTTTCCACTCGTTACTAGGACTACGAGGATCTTTAAGCATCTCTTCGTAATACTCTTGTAGGACATCATGCTGTATCGCAACACGTATCCCCGCCATAGTGAAGTGCGCCCAATCAAGAATACCCAAAGGTCTAAACCTTGTTTTGTTTTTAGCTAGTACAAAGCCGTTAAAGATTGTACCCTGACGAGTGTAACTTACCTCATAAACTAAGTCAGGGTCTGTCTTTCTAAGCTGTTGTAGTGCGGTCTGTAAAGCGTAAGTTCCATAAGGTGTCTTACTCATATGATCGCCTCACCAAACTCTGATGAATCATACTCGCCTAACTCTCTGAGCCTACCTGTCTCACCGTCATACATTAGCTGAGTAGCTACGCCAACATCTCCAGTGTATCTAGATTTAAGAACACGCACCTTAGTAGTCGAGGCTTCAAGCTCATCTTCTGATTGTTGGTTACGCTCCAAGGAGATGACACAGTCAGACAACTGAGCAATAGATTGTGAGCCTCTAAGATGATTAAGCCCTGTCTCTATTCCGTTCTCATGTCCACGGTTGCCATCTACTCTGCGGAGGTGTGACACTAGGATCATACCGCACCCTGTCTCTTCAACCATCGTGCGTAGTCGATGCATTATCTGATCAATACCTTTACGCTCATCTTGCTCTAGCGTAGAGAGAACTAACATATGCAAGTGATCAATAACAACCCACTTACAATCTAATCCAATGATCATGTACCGTAACTTGCTAAAGATATCATCTAAGTTATTGACACCGTGATGAGCGTGTATCCAAACGCGACCTGCGTTCTCGCCCATGAAGACCTTCTCGTAAGTGCTGTCCAGTATCTCATCACCTATCTCCTGCTTAACGCTATCTAGATGTAGCTTTGCGTTAGCCTCAACAGCCATGATACCTTCGGCAGTACGCGACCAGTTCTCTTCAAGAGCGATCACGCCTACGTTATCTTCGGTGTTGTTGATCAGCCAGTGTTCCAGTTCTCTTGTGACACTGGACTTACCTAGACCTGTACCGCCTGTCAAAGTAACAAGCTCACCTGCTCTCAAGCCTTCAAGCTTCTTATTCAGGCCGTGCCAAGGGTAAGGTATAGCTGTCTTCCGTTCAGTTCGTAGCTTCTTATACGCTTCAAACTGATCTGTTAGATTCATAACGCCCGAAGGCGTGTAGAGTTTAGCGTCCCAGAAACAGGACACGTAGGTAGAATGCTTACCGTTTCTAAGCATGTCGTTAGCATCTTTAAAGTCAGTGGGCATGTTAAGAATCTTAGCTTTTCCGGGGGTAAATAACTTAGCCACGGCTCTCGCTGATTCTTGTCCCACCTTGTCGTTGTCAAAGTTAATTACAATAGCCCCGAAGGATTCAAGGAACTCTAGGTTCTGCTTAACATCCCCGATACCTCCGGCTGCTCCTGACTTAACTGAAACTACGGGCCACTTACTTCCCAACAACTCATAAGCGGCCATAGCATCACACTCGCCTTCTGTTAAAGTTATAAACTTACCACCTGCCTTGAACAGATTCTCTCCAAACAGCCCTACCTCCTTTGCATTCCCTGTCCAACCAAAGTCCTTATTCTGCCTACGAACTTTAGTACCTGCTAATTCATGTCCATTGTAGTAAGGGTAGTAGTGCTTATCAATCTTGCCGCTTGAAGTAAGCGTTGACTTAACGCCATACTTCTTGGCTGTCGCTAAACTTATCTTGCGATCAGTCAGTTCATGGAAACCTGCGGCATGTTTATTAGTAGAGAAATCATCGTTCATCTTGCTGTTCCTTCTATGCGTATCAAACTCTAGCACCGTGTCGGGCTTGTCTTCTGCACCTGCCGCGTAATAGTTTGGGTAGTGCTTCCTGCAACTAAAGCAGTATCCAGAGTCATCATCATTGACTGACACTGGATCACTGCCACCGCATTCGTGACAGGGTAAGTGGTATTTAACAAAAGGCATACGCCTTACTCCTCAGTTGCTTCAACTTCCTCTGTTGCTATCGCCTCTTCCGTGAGATGGTTAGTTTTAAGATCATCAATTAGCTGAACCGTTGCCGCTTTCATTAAGCCCATAGTTAATGCGGCTTCTTTCAATGCGTTGTCAGCTTGCATCAAGTGAGCTAAGATGTCGTTGCCCTCCGCAGAAAGCAACTCCGTGTCATAGTTCACTTCATCAACTGTAATCGTACCCATTAAAGTTCTTCCTCCATATCATTGTCATCCAATGCATCGAACTCTGCACCGTCAGGTATCCCTATTTCAATTAGATCGAGAACCTGCATAGCTTGGAAGTCCAATCCCTTAAAGGTAGTACCCTTCCATTCGGATGACCACTCCTTGTACTGCACCTTAACTGCCGACCCATTACCCACACGCGCATCCAGAGGATTCTTAAACTTATCCACTAGCTTTGGTGCAGATCGAACCATGCCGTTAGGGCCATTCACCTTACGCTTAACAACTACCGCAGGGCCTTCATCCATCTGCTTGATGGTGAAACCGCGTGACTTAAAGTCTTCGGCAACGTCTTCAGCCACAACTAGATTGACTGTATACACTGGCTCAAACGTAGTGTTAGGTGTAGTTACTGCTGCCCAGTAGGCAGTGCCTTGTAGTATTGCCATGTTACTTTCCTTCTGTTGGTTTAAAAAATGTTATGTGGATGTTACCACAATTAATATTGGA